CCTTTACCAAGTTTCGTCATTTTCTCAGCCAATGCGGAGTGAATGGTACGGACTTTGCCGTCCGAGAATTTGAATAGAACCGGGTCCTTTGCTTTGATTTTCTTTAATTCTGACATTGTTTTAAGTATTAAGTATTAAGTGATTGAATAATTATGTTGTGAATTAAGGTGTAGCCAAGGCAGCTTTAATGGTGTCGAATTCGAACTCAACGAAGGATCCGGTATGAACAGATGCCATGTAGCTGTGATAGAACATCTCACCGATTAAACGCATACGGTTGTAGTCGGTGTCGAATTGCGCACTGGTTACGTTACCGCCTGATTCGGTGATTGTCAACCCATAAGTCAACTTCAAGTTAACCGGGGTGTCCTCAATCTTGAACAGGTTCCCTTCACCTAAGATGGCGGTACCTGGATCAATCTTGTTTGTTGTAACCGTGAGGAAAGACATCATTTGAACCTGGCCGTTTGCTCCAGCAATTGGCAAAGTAGCGATATGGAAATCACCGGTTTCAGTAGTTGTTAAAGCAATACGCCATTTATCCTGTGGATTGATAATTAAAACACTTGGGTTAAAGTCCAGCGCCTCGATTTGAGCCGCTACAGCACCGATAGCGTGAAAGTCTGTCGGGTTTGTGATTGTCCCGTCCAATGTTGTTCCTGTGTATGATGCAGCCAATGCGACGAGTTCAGTAGTTAACTGTGACTGATAGTCGCGAAGCATTTTATCATTGAACAACTCATTGATATAGCTGTTTAGTCTTGTCCGGAACGTATTAAATTCGGTTGTTACCACTTTTTTACCAGCGACCTTCTTAACCTGGCTTTGTTTCTTCTTCAAAGAGTAAGAAGTCAACGGCTTCAATCCGCTTTCAGAAACCAACGCAAATGCACCTTCTGGATCAGCTTCTTCATCCCAAATGATGAACTCAGGAACACTTTGTGAGGTCATACGGTCGGCAATATCAAAGATGTACTGACGGTTTTGGCGTTGTTTTACCATGCCGTCGATACGGAAGTTCTCAATAACATCTTCACTCAAAGCCGAGTTGTCCACGGTGTTTGCCGTAGTCATGTTTACAGCGGCTTTGCTACTGTAGATGTTCAATGTTTGGCCCTCTGCCTGATTGGCAAGAAAAGATTTGATTTGGTCCATCTTATCCTCGAAAGCCTTCATAATAGTCATCTTCTGCTCCTTCGTTGGGGCCATTGGGTTCCCTACGCGTTGAATAGCTGCACCGTGTTTGATTAAGACATCGTTGATTAACTGGTGTTTGTCCTTGTACTCCTCGCGGATTTTATCAAGTGCCTTATTTACCTCCTCGGTAGTTGCAAGATTCTTCATGCCCTCGCTAATAGCATCCAATGTGGCCTTGCGAGCTGCACGGGCAACTTCTTTTTCCGTATCGGATAAGTCCTTGATGCTGGCTTCGAATTCCTGTTCCGCTTTGTCAGCTTCTTCTTTTGTTTTGTAGATAGCCGCAAAAGGAGCAACGGCCAATGTCATCGACGCAGCGGCCTTCATGCCGGCATCGGATTTGGTATTGAACAAGGGTAATGCGAACATAAACCCGAGTACTACCAGTGCAATGATTCTTACTTTTTTCATTGTTTTTGTTCTTGTTTTTTGTTTAGAAAAATTTGATTTGTTTGATACGTTCAAGGGTGTCATCTGACGAGCCTTTACTTTTATCGGTGGTATCATCAACGGAGGTGAATTTCTCGGACTCCGTGAAAATGCTTATTGTTGGTGTGGCTGGACAACTGCCACGAACTACACTAGACCCCTCAACCTCTTTGGCTTCCTTTACAGCCCAGAAATAACCGTATTCCTCGGCAACTTCTGGGTTTATAGCCTGTGTAATGTATTGGTCGTAATTGTCCTTTTCCTCGCGCATATACTTTGAATCCGTATTAGCACAAAGAACAAAATCGACGTAAATCATGCCGACCGAATGATACTTCACATGGCCCTTCAGATAACGATCCTCCATCTCTGGATTGCGCCCTGTGAATCTGACATCGTGCATTAAAATGTCTGTTTTGCCTTCAAAGTCCCAACCGATTGAGCGCCATGTTACTGTTTTAACATAGGTCTTTACTTCGTCTGGACCATCGGCTATAACAGCATCCCAATCATTCATTCTGTGTAGATTCAAATGCAAAGGGTCTTTATTTGCCTTAACACTGCGATTGAATAACTTAGGTAAGTGAAGATCTAAATGGCTATCAATTACATTCGTTGCATTGATTGCGCACCGTGCAGTAGTTTTGCCCGTTCCTGCTCCATCCATTGCGGCAATACCAAATTCCTTTTGAACCTCTTTGTCTTGGATTTGATCAGTGGTAAAGTTTAACGAAAACCCATCCATAGGGGCTTTCATTACTGACTTCTTCGCACGAATTAACTGATTCATGTTCTTACGCAAGAAATCATATAATTGATCTTTATCTGCTCCGAAATTTGGTATTAAAATGCTCATTTCTTTACGATTTTACCGGACTTAACCGTTTTGGTTTTGTCCTTGATTATTTGTTTGATTTCCTTGTCCGTTAACTTGGTTGCTTTGCTCATTGGATTGAATTTTTAAGGCTTGTAATACCCCGGATTGAATCGGCTCCGGTAACTCCCAAAAGAATTTGTCTTTATTCTCTGTTTCCGATGTTGATTCAAGGTTTATCATGGCTTGGCCGTATGTGATAATGCCGGAAACAAGCTGCTGCAATACCGGAACCGTGGAATTCTTACGCACATCGGAAGCCTCTTTTTTATCAGCCTGTAATTCAGGAACATGGCTAAAATCGATTGCATATTCAACGCGATCACCGAATTCAACAAGGCCCTCAGTTAATTGCGATACATAGTATTCTCCTTCTGGTATTGCGGTATCCGTGTACAGTTTTTTACCAGCCTCCTTGACGTTGTTGTATGTTTGGTTATCACTAAGACCAAGCAATGCTGGTGGATAGCCATACAATTCAGCTAGCGTAATGGTATCCTGTTTCTCCATCACATCATACTGCATTTCAGCCATTGAGAAACTAAGCGCCTGCCACTTTAAAGCCGACTTGACGGCCATAATCATTGACTTCGATTCCTTGGCCCCATAACGACTAGTTAGCCGCTTTTGGATCATTTCAATATCGGCAACGCTTGCTCCGAGTGACCCGGTATTATTACTGCCAGGATCAGCACTGATAATACCAGCCGGACGGTCCATTAATTTACCACGACCTGAGTAGTTCGTCATCAAGTTATTGATAGCCTGAGCGCCTGTAACCATTCTAGTTTCAGGGATTATCAGGTTCCGGTACATATACGGATCCCGAATCAGAAACAAATCATCCTTGGGAATCTCAACACCATCAAAATAAACCTTTTCAATGAGGTCCGTTATTTGAGTCGCGCCGGAAAATATTGCGTTGTAATTAGGTTTCTGTACCCATTTCACGGAAACATACTCACCTGGTAATACCCAGGCCTCACCTACCGATTGCGCACCGAGAAGTTCCAGTTCCTCCATCCCGACCGGCTTAACCAATTTGCAAACGGAATACCCGTAGATACTGCATTGAACAATATTCTGAAGATTGAATACTTCTTGCGTTTGGATGTAATTAGGACGTTCCAGTAGCTTCATGTACTTCATCTGCTGGCCTCCGGTGATCTCTGATCCACCGCCTTCGCGTCGTATGTATATCCTGCCATTAGTGATGGCTAGGGCTTTCTTTAGAATCACATAGGCCAAGGGTGGACACCCCTCTAAGGCCTTATGAATTTCTTCTTTGGTTTTGAAGGAGTATGTGTAATTATCGCCGAGTAATAACCTGTTACCTATGGAATCGTCAAACATTTGGTTTAATTCCGTCGGATTCAGCCCGGTTGGGTTCATCGTCGCTGAGTTAAGCCCCTTGAAGGCATCCCATGCACGACCTATTTTAGTGAATAAATTCGGGCCCACAGCTGTTTTTGTTTATGCGCTCATGGCGCTGCTTTGGACTCTAGGTCCTATTGTGGCTCTAGGCCGTGAAACCGTTGATGTTCTTACATCTTGGGCATTTGATAGAAACCTTTGATTCTGGTTTCAACTCAACTTTTGCCAAGACCTTCAAACATTTATAACAGCGAAGTTCTTTGCTTTCGCTGGTTGGTTTCTTTTTCAAAAGTACTTTGTGCTGCAAAGTCAATTGGATACAAAAATAGTAATTATTTGAATTGTTGTAAAAAAAATATTTGCTACATTACATACCCCATGACCCAACCCCATTCGGGTAAAATTTATTCTTTTCAATTTTCTTGATATAACGCCAACCAGCATTCTTAACCTCCAATGCTTTATCCTCGTCATCAAAAA